GTATTATTACTTTACTATCCCGGAGATTAAAGACATGGCGTGTGAGAAGATACAGGTCTGGATCGGGCAGTGGGGAAGTAGAGATCTTGGAAATCAGCTGGTTACGCACAATTATTTAAAAAGTATCTGGTTCCGCAAGGATAACGTGGAAAAATACAGAGATGTGCCGAACCGGTATAAGTCCGGAGATGTGGTCTATATTGATGGAAATGATACAGCGGTTTATGTAAACGGGATGAAGCGGATGGAAGATGAAATCCGAGGAAGTAAGCATTTTCTGGTACCGCCGGGAGAGACGGAGATCCAGTTCTCCTACTCGGCATTTAGCAGTCCTCCACCAACGATTAAAGCCAAAATAAGGGAGGCGTATTTATAATGAATGAAATCAGAATTGCCGTACTGAATCCACATGACAGGGTGCTTGCATTTTTGGATAACACCCATCGAAACTCTATGCATTATTGGAACGATGAGCTCCATGAATATCTGCAGGGGACAGCGAATACATACGCATTTACGGTAAGTTCCAAACACGAGGATGCGGCGTATATCGTAGAAGGGAATAAAGTAGCCTTTGTATATAACGGAAAAGACTACTATCTGAATATCGTACATGTGGAAAAGGATGAATTTACAGTTACTGCGACAGCATGGTCTTTAAGTTTCGAATTGATCAACGAGAATGTTGGGGCATACAAATCTGAAAGCGCAATGAGCTTTGAGGAATATGTAACTGCCTTTGATCCGGAACGTACCGTGCGGATCGGGATCAATGAAGTGTCAGATAAGCGGATTTCAAACGAATGGACAGGTGAGGCAACGGTACTGTCCCGTTTATTTTCCGTGGCGAATGTATTCGATGCGGAGATTGAGTTCCAGACTGTGTTAAATGATGATTATTCACTGAAAGAAATTGTAATGAACGTGTATCGGGAACACTCAGACAATAACACGGGACTTGGGGAGTTCCGGGGAGATATCAAACTGCGGTACGGGAAAAATGTTACCGGCATCCGGAAGGAATCCAGTATCGAAAATCTGTACACCGGTATCCGTCCAACAGGAAAGGATGGACTGACTATACAGGGAATTGAGAAAGAAGAGCTGGATGAGAATGGCGTAGTAGAGTTTTATACACAAGGTCCAGATATCCGGGCACCGCAGGCAAGAGACAGATTTCCCTCAAACCTGATAAACAAGGAAGATGGATACATCTTTATGCCAAAATCCTACGATACGGATAACAAAGACAAACTGTACAGTATGGCGCTATCGGACTTGAGAACAGCATCTGAACCGGTCGTGACTTATGATGTGACGGGATACTTTGATACCGCTATCGGAGATACCGTGGAGATCGAAGATGAGGAGTACGTTCCTACCTTATACTTGAGTGCAAGAGTATCGGAGCAGGTTCGCAGTTTCACGAATCCGCAAGCAAACAAGACAGTCTTTACCAATTTTAAAGAGCTACAGTCGGAAATCTCTGAAGA